CACCAGCTACATCACCAATACTATAGTTAGTAGTAGTGTTAGCTGCTGTGATTTGATCAATCACAATATCAATGATTTGTGAATTTGCAGGAATTACAACGTTTTGTACCGCTGCTGCAATTGCTCCACCTGATAAATCAGCTGCAAAAGTTTGAGTCATTACAACTTGTCCAACATTTGCGATGTTAGTACCAATAGTTGTACCTGTAGTGTTTCTTATGTTTCCAGCCGTAATAGGTCCAGAAAAGTTAGTTATAGCCATGATTATTCTCCTAGTTAAATTCTACATAGTCTCTAGGCCGTCGACTATACTGCGTCTATGCAGAATATTAATTTATGTATAGTGTCAAAATTATATACTAGTTTTTAGTAGAGTGCAAGAGAGCCTGTAGTGTGGAGTGAATTTATTCCAACGATGTAGCTTTTGATTAAGTAGCTACTGAAACTTCTGGAGCAGAACCTTCAATTGTGTTCTGTCTATGGGCAATTGCTGCTTCTTCCAGCTTAATGTCAGTGATGATTTTTTTTACTTTGTCATCAATTCTGACCATTTCAAGAGTGTATCTATTATTAGATAGATGCTCCTGTTCCCACTTCAACTCCAAGGACCTTTTTGCTTTGTATAGGTCTTGTATCATCTATAACCTCCTCATAGGTTATTCTATTTACCTTGTCATTGTAACTATTTCCAAGGTTTTCCCAAACTATACTATTTTCTCCAAGTTTGTCAAGGATAGATTGTTCAAGGTCAGTTGGGGAATCTTCTGATTCTACTTTAAATTTAGCGTGATGATTATACGCCCAAATGTTTACTATAAATTTTGTCATGGTTTTGTCTTTCTATTTGTCAATTGTGGCGAGACTATGTCCCGCCACAAAAATTATTGATTACGCTCCTGGCGAACCAAAAATACCTCTAGGGTCAGAAACTCCGAAAGAGTATCTTTCTCTAGCTTTGTATCTTACGTTACCAGTGTCAAAGTCGCCTTCCATTGCAGTTGTCAATGGTGCTCTGTTGAACATTTTCATACCGTTAGGCACGTCTGTTAAGATATAGAACGCATCTGCATCTGTTAGGTAGTTGTTCACTCTATAACCTTGAGGAACCATACCCATAGATACGATTGCATTGATATCGTTATCAGCTGTTCCAACTCTACCTTGAGACTTCATAAGTCTTTCAGCTGTAAATTGTAGCTCAGAAGGAATGATCATTTTCAATCCTCTTGCTGCAACTCTTAAACCTCTTTCATCAGTCATTTTACCAATGTCAATCATTGATTGTTCTAATGAAGTTTCGTTTAAGTCAGAAGAAGTCGCTAATTCATTAGCGAACGTTCCTGCTACAGTTGGGTGGTTAGTTGCCATTAAAGGCACACCGTCACCTGAGTTAAAAGTTGTGAAACCATTAATTAATGGATCAACAGCTTTTACTTGCTTAGCGTTACTCATAGATCTTGCTAAAGCTTTTGTATATCTAGACGCAAGTCTATCATACAAGTTGTCCTCAATCGCTTCTTCAGTGATTGCGAACGCTAAAGCTACAGTCTCGTGAGTGTATCTAGCAGTGAAAGTTTCTTGTGCTTCATCAAATGAAACTCCAGAGCCTTCACCTTTTACTTGTGCGTTAGCGAAACCAGATAACATAACTTCTTCTTCAAAAGCTCTGTCAGATGATTCCTCGTTATAAATTTCAGCATGCTGATTTTCATAACGTTTATATTCCAAGCCGAACAGTGCGTTCAAACCTGGCTCTAGTTCTTTAACTAGTTGTGATCGTGATATAGCCATTATTGTTCTCCTATTCTGCTATTAGTTTTGTAGCTCAATTAGATTAGCAACTACTACTACTGATCTGAAAGCCGCATTTTCATCGTTTTCAGGATCTTCAGCAGATCTTAGTAATCTCCATGAAGCTGCATCAGCACTTGTGTCTCCGATATCTAGTGTAGCTGAAGACTGACCAGTAGTTGTACTACCTGCCGTTGTGTTCATGTCATACGTTTCTAAATATCCAGCTTGTGCTACAGCATCATCTGTTGCTACTACATATTGTTGTTGTGGGTTATCGAATACAAATGCATCGATATCTTCTGAGTTTGCTGGTGTCACTTGCACGTAATGATTTGCAAACGTTGGCTTTAAAGTTGTAGCCGCGTTGTAAAATATTCCGTTAAGTACTCCTAGAACCGGAGCATCAGTTGTCTGACCTCCAATTATGTAACCAGCACTAGAAGCAACCGCTTCGCCATGATATACAGTTGTTGCATATCCGGCGTCGATTTTGTATTTGCCTTGACCAGAAGTCGCTGGCGTTGAGCCAAGAGTTCCTGCAGGGATCAAACCAAAACCTTGTGTGTTTCTATTTGCCATAGTTGTTTCTCCTTATGTACCTGCCCCGAAGGGCCTCCAGTACGGTTTATTAAAATTCAGTGATGTAAAAAATTACTTTTTAGTACCACCGAAGGTTACACGAGATTGTCTATCAACGTTGATAGGCATCCTATTATCCTGCTCCTTCATAAGGTCGTTGTTTACGGCTTCGTTACGTTCTTTATGTCTATCAGACATATACTGTTGACGTTGCTGTGCGATCTCTTCAGGTACCTTCGCAAGAAGAAGGCCACCAACCCCAATCACTCCCTTGTATTTGCCGTCTTCGACAACAGGATAGTCACTTGCATTTTCAACTTCTTCAGATCTAACTAACTCATAACCTTCTCTTAAACGTGAAGTTATGTTTTTAGTATCTTGAAAGCCTACGACTTCAGATCTTATCCATCTATACCTGAATCCATCAGGTGCAGGGGGTGCATCTAGAGATGACGGTGGAACCCACACTTTAGGTCGTTCAGACTTTGACCGTGTTTGGTTCGCACGAGAAGTATTTTTATTTTCGTTTTCCATTTTACGCTCCTTCCGTGGTTTTTAATTGTTTTGCGTACTCTTCGAGTGGCACACCTAATTTTTTAGCTATTGCTACCTGTGAAGGTGTGAGCCTCACAGTTTTGCGACCTGGCTTTACGCTTCTTGTAGCAGAAGCAACTGTCTGAACAGGAGCGGCCGTTTGCTTATTATTAGTAGTACCAAATTTATGTGGAAAGTCAACTTTAATTCTTCTGTCAACCTCTGCATAATACTCATTTGAGTTAGGATCATAACCTTCTTTTTCCGTTAAATCCTTATGTATTTCAAAAGCAGTGTAAGTCATTGCTTTATCAGTACCAAACCATGAGTTTTGAGAAGCCCATGCTTCAGCTTTAGGATCTGGATTAATAGGGTCATCCATTTGTTGTGTTTGAATGGGCGGTTGAGATAAGACAGGTTTCTCAGCCTGTTGCTCTTCTCTACCAGCTTTAGCTTGCTCTAGTTTTGCATTCTCAAAAGCAAGAGTTGCAATTCTTTTGTTCGCTTCAACTTGAGCCTGTGCATCACCAGCTTCAATCGCAGACGCTAATTCTTTTTGCGCAGCTTCTAAACCTGAACTAATACTAGTCTCAAATTTCTTAACATATTCAGAATCAGTTTTTTCAAACCTCTTTTCTAGAATTTGTCTTTTCTCTTCTACGCCTTTCGCATAATCTAAAGCAGCTTGTTCTCTTCTTTCTGCTTCTCTCATTTTACGAGTAAGTTTTGCAATACGTGATTGCACCCCTTGGCTGTAGTCTTCTAATTTTTCGTCAGTCTTTTTTTCTTCTAACTTGGTTTCTCTTTCATTTTCAAATGATTTATCTGTTCCTGTTTCTTTTTCCGTTTCAATAACTGCTTCGTCTTTTGCTTCTTCGATATCTATAGTTGCATCAGGTCCTGATGTATCTATATCTACTGTCTTTTTTTGTTCTTCGTCTGGCATAGTTACTCCTTCCTATGATTAAAACTCATGCAAGATGTCCTCTGGACTATCAATTGTTGCTAGTACTTCGTCGTCGTTTAGAAGACGCATTTCTCCGCCATCTATCTTGATCCTTGATCCGGCGTAACGTGCAAACATTACCCAATCATTGACCTTGCACCACGGGCCTTCAGGATATCTTTCTTTATCCTTATAACATTGAGGACCCATAGCTAAAACTAAACCAACTTGAGATGCAACTTGTTGCCTCTCTATAGTTGTTTCAGCTAATACTAATCCACCTTTAGTTTT